TTGAGAACTATCGGTATACTTACGTTTGAAGTTAAACCGAATAGATATCCCACAGGGTATCGATAACTTTCATATGCTGCAAGTTGCGGAACATTTGTGAATACAATTGAAATCAACAAATATCCAGTTGCAGACATACCCATATTAATAAGCAGATCCAGTAATATCAACCACGCATGGCCACTATACTTGTCCTTATTATCCTGTCTGTAATTAAATAGAAATATCCAAAAAGATGAGAAGAGAACTAATCCCAACATCATCATTTCAGAAGTACTAAAAATATCAATCATTTTGTTTTGTCTCTCTTTTGACCAATTTTAATAAGTCAGCCGTACTACCAACGAATAATGCATTAGTCACGTTTTGTGCTTTTGTGACTTCCTGTCGTTCTCCATCGTTTTCCAATTTCTGTTTTTTCTGATGTAATTCCATCAATTTTTCTTGTGTGTCAGTCATGTTTTTCAGTAATTGACCAAACACCTCAAATGCTCTTGGAGATTCTTCTGCTTTTGCAATCTCTAAAAGTTCCTCCATTGCATCTCTACCACGTTCAATGATGTGATACATATTTTCTCGAGCATATCGAAAATCTGTATCTTTTTCTTCTCCATCTACTATTGTGGCAGGAAGAACCATTGTCTTAGCTTCTGTATAATAATTTTTATTATGTTCAACGAGATCAAGATGTTTTTCAATCCTTTGCTCAACTAATTTTTCAGTTTTCATTAACTATCTGTTTCCGCTACTGGATCGTATGTTTTCCCTTGTGGAAAGAACTCAAAAGTTTCACTAAATCCAAAATCTTCATCTGTTAGAGCGCCAGTAGATGTTGGTTCAACAGTTGTTCTACTAACTGTTTGTCCAGCAGAAGAGGCGTCTTCTGATGCTTCCGACAATATTCTTATTCGTGTTGCATCATCTATTTCATGTTTATTTAAAATCATATAATTCTGTGAGTATGGTGTACTATCCTCCGCAACAATATATATCGGATCTGCAGCGGTAGCGGCAGACATAATATGCGTATCTACAGTTGAAGAAGTAATAACTTTTGCATTATCTGTAACAGATGGATATAAAAACCCTTTCATAATAAAAGATAAAGTCCAAATAATAGATCGCCTAGTTGCAAAATCTCCTTCATAACTATCTTCACTTGTAACAGAGTTCAATACCAGAGGAATATCCATTTTAACAGTCATTCCAGAAACCAAAGTCATTGTTACTGTGAAATCTGGTGTGAAAAATGGAAGGATCTGTTCTAGGATTTGTGTTCCATCTTCTGCGTTCTTTACAAACACATAAAGAGAGAAATCCCAATTATACGGCACAGGATTATATTGTTTCTTGAGTCCAGTTGTTCCCTTTTTAACATTCCGGCCCATCGTATTAAGTTTTCTCGCACCATCATAAGTCATGGCGGTCAACTCAAATCCCATTCGTGGAACAGTAAGTGCCACATTTGGGTTTAGGCTTGGATCTTGACTGATCCTAACCAACATCTTGTCTTTTGGCCCATAAGAAAGAGGAATTTTGATAACTTCGGTTACTGCATCGCTACTATCAGTTCTACGAACTTCTATATTATTAAATAACGAACCAAACGCAACCACCATCTTTCTTGAGGTCTGGTGATAAAAATATGTTCCAAACATTACGGATTTTCTCCAAATGGATTCGATTCAGAAAAGTCAAAGACGGAATCCGCATCAATCTCAAACTGTTTAGAACTACTTTCTTTATCAGATGTACCAGCATCAATTGTTGATAATGTTTCAGTAGTTTCATCGGTTGTAATCTTAGTTGCATAGGTTCCAGTAGCCAAACTTGTTGCACCTGTAAGAATTTCTGTCAACGTAAATGTGCCAGTCATATTAATGAGATACAGATAACTTGTTGCGGAATCCCATCGAGCAACTTCACCTGTAATGGCAGAAGTTCCACCTGTAACTGTTTCTCCTACAGTAAACGTACCAGAAGTACTTGACAATTCAAATGTACGAACAAAAGATTGTTGTCGTTCAACTTTATCAATTGTATCTATTCCAGTATCAAGTGCTTCATCAGAATAAGTAAAGAGTTCACAAGTCAAGTCAAATGTTGGAAGTGCGCCCGCTTGATAAAACGGCAGTTCATGTTCAACAAACATGATTTGGAAGAGTTTACTGGTCAAACCAAAATAAATGAGATCACCCTCTTTTGGTCGAGTTCCTATATCCAAACCTTCCCATGCTCGTCTTGATAGGGAAAATATGATTTGGTCACGTACTTCCAGACCAAATTTAGAAACGAGATCTCCTTCACCTTCAAAACCATCAACGGACTTAATGAACATCTCCACCGAATATGCATCTTTATATTCGGAAATAGAATCCTCGCCAAGAATCGTATCTTCATTGACAAGGGTTCTAGGAATGTAATTTACATCGTAACCAGTTACTTTAATTGATTCGGTGACAATCGAATGTAAAAGTTCTTGGTCATTTTTCGCATCAAAGTTGCGGAAATATGAATTTGTAGCCATTCGATTATCCTACATAAAAGTTGTCAGGCGCCTGATATTTCAGTTGCAATTCCTCATCAAGTCGTTCTAGTTCTGTGTTTCCATCATCATAAATTTGTCTTCCGTTTAAAGTTGCACCACCCGGCAACTGCATTCCTTCAAACTTGATTAAATTCTGACCCCATTGCTTTTTAAATAACGCAATTGTATATTTTTTCAGAAAGATATCGTTGTATATTTCTGTATAAGTTGTACCATCAATCTTTTTGAAACATTGGACTATAATCCAATCATCAATATCTACCGCATTGTCCCAATCCATGTCCAGATGAAGTTTATCTGTCATGCGATTGAATCTCATTTGTCGTGATGTTCCACTTGAAAACATTTGATTCAAAAGAGAAAGATTCTGTTTAGTAGATGCAAAATAGGACAATCCACCAGCACCTTGAAGAACACTTGGAAGTTCATTTAGATTAAATTGATATTCAACCGAAAACATGTCGTTTGTAGAAAGTGCTCGACTAATTGGTAAAACATCTCTTATTCCAATAATCGTATCATCAATTGTTAAATATCGTGTGTCTGCATTTCCAAATGAAACTGCCGTTGCTTGTGTTGCATGAGGTACACCAGTTGCACCCGAACTTGAACCTGTTACTGTTTCTCCTGCAACAAATGTAGCACCAGAAGTATTCGCAGCCCTAAGTCCATTTCCATCTTTGTGTTCTTTGAATTTTAAAACAGTATTACTTGTTACTGCATGGACTGTTGCAGTTGCATTCGATGTTCCGCCCGTGATTGTTTCTTCGGCAGTAAATGTTCCTGTAGATGCACTTGCAAAAGTCAATGTACTTGCAGTCACTTGTTCTGGTAAATAATGTACTTCTGTTCCATCAAAATGATACTCTTGAAACATTTGGATTGCTTCATCAATCATATCATTCATCTGTTCGTCTGCAAGATTGACATCAATGACCGGCTTTCCTAGTTTTCTCAGACAATATTCTTTTAATTCTGTAGTTGATGCTGGTTGTGTTGTTGACATAGTTTCATTTATCCATTATTGATTTCGGCAGATGGTTCGACTGTAATAAGTCCTTCTGCAAGTCGTTCTTTTACTGTACCTCCACTTTGTGTGTATAACAAAGTGTAGTAGTATTTTCCCTCCGCAAGTGCCGCTGTCTGCGTTGCGGTCAGGGAAAATGTGGTGTTTGCGCCAGACAGTGATGTAGTGAAATTTACCAAAGTGTTTGCATAAGCGAAATTCTTGATTATGCTTCCCGAAACTGTTCCGGCCGAAATATCCACAGCTACAGAAGAACTGTTCTCGGCCCCAATCGTCTTTTCAAACGTTGCGCCTTGGTCAATAATATAATTTTGAACTTTTTTCTTGATTGTAAGTGCCATTGAACTTCCATAGAGAGTTATGATTATTTATAGATTCCATCATATATATTTATTCTATGTAAAGTTTTGAGGGTATTACAATATCTTAACTTTTTCGTGTCCGATTCGGATTTTGGGGTCAATCCAGATATCGTGTCCGTTTTCACGAGCTCGGAGACAAAATTCCACATCATCCCAAACAAACTCTTCCCAGCCATACTGTTTCCACTCCTGTTTTCGGGGGTAAAAATAGGGGTATTTCATCTTTTCAAAAACACCTTTGCGAACAAGTGTCCATCCTAAACCAGAATAATCTGCCTTAAAAAGTTTTCCTTTTTTTGCTTTAATGTCTTTGTCTTGCAGGAACGGATAATATCGCCATTCTTCAAAAAATTGTTCGTCCATATTTTCAACAGTTGCGTAATTCACATCATCGGACATCTTATAAATGCCCGAAACGATATCCTT